TCATCGGTATAAAAATATACCTCCCCATCAGCTCCAACGTAACTCTCGTACTGAATGTCACCATTTTCGTCTCTCAGATATCCAGGCGCTTTTCCGACTTGGTACGAATACCACATCTGTTGGCGATTTCTTCTACTTGTCCGTGCCATCTTTTAGCTGCTTGTAGCACTGATTGATACCAGTGCTAGATAAACCTGATACAATGCCGACAGCAATCGCATTCAGAATATCCTGCGCTGGGAAGTCTGGTATGACATACATTCCTAAGACTCCCAGAATGCCGCCAAAAGCACCCACAATGACCGGAATGTAATTATCCTTGACTGCTGGAATTGTCTTGGCTGCAAGCCCAATTAAATAGCAAATAACTACAATTGCAATCACGGTAGTCATGCTCGATATATCCATTCTATTTACCTCCTCCACTCTTGATGTGCAACTCTTTGATCTCTTCATACATCTTTTTAACCATGCCGTTTCCGCCTAAATCATGATAGGCTTCATACATTTCTTCGAAGTTCTGATAAGCATCGGACGGTATCTCCCCCAGCTGTATGTATTCTGCGTAATACTTGATCAGCTGCACACGCAATAACAGCATGGTTCCTCTCTCATTCGCGTTCTTGTCTTTCTTCTGTTGCTGCAGAAGCCAAACAATGTATCCCAAAGCAATTGGAAGGATGATTGTGTATGTTTGTAATAAAAACTCTTGCATCTTTATATCTCCTGCTTATATTTTTGCACATTGCCCACCGCCGCTTTAATGTGCACCCTGCCAGCGTATTCACAAGCATTGCAAACACACTGGCGAACATCCTTCTTAGACTGTTGCTAACGGTATTATTCCAGCGAACAACGTTTTTCTGTCTACCATTGTTCGCTGAATGGAATCCTCACTGTGCTGACTCTCACCCTCAAAGCCAATCGAGTTATAATCGTACAAAGCCAAATTGCGAATCTGGCTATAGTACCTGTCTAAATCTTGTGCAATCATTCCGTCCGTATATCCAAGTGGATATCTTCTTTTGTCTCGGACCTCTCTAATTGCACTTTTGATTTTTTGCTTGAGTAACGGTTCCGAAAAGCTGCCGCCTTCTTCATCATTTGAAAGTTCAACTTGCAAATCAAAAAAAAGCTCGTCTGCAAGGTTGTCTGTATAACTCATACTTTCTCACCTCCATCAAACAGCTTTTGGTTTCTTGCCTCTTCGCTTTGGTTCATCATCAACTTGCAACTCTGGAATTTCGATTTTCTCTTCCATCGGGACATCAATCTCTGGGGCATCGTTTTTCTCTTCCATTGGGACGTCTTCACCAGCTGCATAGTAGACTCCGTTAAGCTTGATCATGTGATCAAATTTCATTACTTGACGTCAAGTACAAATGTGCTGTCGATGCCCTCATATGATGGAAGCACAATCTGTGATACGCTGGTTGTAGTCTTAATAGGTGGTCCCTGCTCGGTTTTGGTCGCAATTGCAATGCGGTTGTCAAGCATGGCAACATCCACATTTTTATTTGACATCAATGTACGCTCTTCTGGTGTTACACCATAATATGTTGATCCCAGTGTTCCTGCACCGATTATGGTTACTTTGTCATCCGGATAGAACTTTTGAGTCTTTCCCTTGTAGTCAATGTACATCTTGTCATAAATGATAGGCGTCAGACCTGTCTTTCGTGTAAAAATCTCCTTAACGGTTGCTTCATCGGTAAAATCAACCGTCTTGCCAGAAGAAGTGATTAAAGCGTTCTTAATCTGCTCGTTTTCAACGAGATAGTCAAAGGTAGTGCTGTTCATCATCGCATAGCGTGGAAGCACTCCGATTGACCTTAAATATTTAGTACCCTGCTGAACGTCTTTTAACGGCTTCGCTGTGTTAGGATGGTCCCAAGTATCAGTGCCTTCAATTTTTAAATAGTGATTTTGCTTATACGTTCCATCGCTATCGTAATCGTAGCCATGAACCATATTGTCACTCTCTGATTCCCCGGTTCCTATTGCAATAGATGGCTTTCCGTCCTTTGGTGCAAGTAGTGCCATTCGCATTACTTCGGCAGCGATTTCTGCACCGTCAATAAGCCTTGCAGCATCATTGTAAATTGATGATATAATGTCTCCAATGAATGGGCTATTAGCGTCTTCTATCTCCATGAGTCGCATTAAATCTTCCTCTCGTACGGTCATGCTCTCACGGAAAAAGATCATCTCTGTAGACTCCTGCTTAAATCCCTCACGGACTCTGATCATCGGAATTGCATCAAAATTGCTTGGCTTTAAGATGGCATTTAAGCCTTTGTGTGTCTTAATCCATTTTAACGACAAGCCCAGCTTCTTTCTGTTTGGGAAAAAAGCCTTTCCGACAAAGCCCATGGCATTACTTGGATCTTGTGTACGTCTTGCGGCAACTGCCTGTGAATCATAAATATCTGTAATTAAAACTGCCATTGCTCCTCCTTTTTACTCAACCACGATCATAGGCAGGATCTTAGTTAAGTCTGCATCATAAGTGATTCCTGCATTCTGTTCTGCTCTTGACTTGTTAATGTATGCCTTTTTGAGAATCGTTCCTTGTGGTCGATGCTCATACACATCAAAAAGTAAGATTCCAGCTCCGCCTGTCCATGGTGTTGCTGCAACTACTGTTCCTGTTCCGCTAATTACGCTTCCTGCTTTTACAACCTTCTCTCCGGTATCACTATCAGTAGTGCTGACATCTGTAAAATCAATAGTCATTGGCACTCCTTCGAACACCTCTCTGTTTAAGATCTCTGCACCGGATGGACGTATCTCGGTTGTTGCATATCTCATGTCTCCTCTTGCCATTTCTTACTTCCTTTCTTTACATGTATTGCTTCAAAACACTCTCATCAACCTCTGTTGAATACGTCGGTAGTGACTTCATAAGTTCAACAGCCTTGCTCTCGTGACTGTCTCCGTGGCCGGCATTGACTTCGCCGCGCTCTGCCAAAAACTCCTGCATCATCTTTGATTTGAGCGTTTTCATGTGCTGCCTCAAGATTTCGTTTTCCTTATCTCCATCTCCGTCAGCTCTTGCCTCGGCGTACTGTTGTGCTACTTCCTTGGACATTTCCAAAGTGTCCATGTATGTATTGGTAGATTTCATAATCGTCAGCTCGCGCTGCATTGCCTTGAACTGCTTGTCTCTCTCGGCTTCTGCTTCTTTCTTTGCTTCCGCTTCCTTCTCTTGAGCAGTCATCTTTTCTCTGAGCTGCTTTGTCTTAGCTGCATTCTCGGATGCCAATGCATCAGCTTTGTTTGTGAGCTTCGCGATCTGCGCGTTTGCCTGTGCAAGCCGCACTCTTAATACATCAGCATCAGTTTCCGGTTCGTGATCATCACCTGATCCCTTTGGCTCTTCATGAGTTTCAACCTCCGGTGTCGGCTCTGCAAAAAGCTGCAGATTTAATTTTCTCTTGGTGGCATTGCGTTCAAATGTTTTGAAAATCGGCTGAGTCTTCATAGATTCATTCCTTTCTGCGTTTGTGCGGTTCTCTCCGCTTTGATTTGTGCGATTATTAAGCTCTTCTCTGAGCTGTTTTGCTCCTTAAAGTCCGTCTCCGACTTGTTTGCCCTAATTTTGTGCAAACAAAAAGCCCTTCAAACCTTCGTTTAAAGAGCCTATTCTTTGCATAAATTAAAAGTACGTCACCCAGCAGCGACAATTGATTACTTCCTCCGGGTTAGTAAAAGCAACTGCCATATCGTGCGGATACCGCATAAGTGCTTTGCCTACTAAAAAGTAGTCGTTTATCGGTATTGTTGTTTGATCTTCCTTGTGATGTGTTTCGCGTTCTTTTCCATCTATAATTGTGTTCCATGTTTTGTATGTTTTATTTCTGGTCGCCTCTTTGAAGTCTTTATGGTTTAAAAAATCGAGGGCTGTGTTTTCGCTGACCAGACGTATTCGGTCTTCTGAGACATAATATTTTTCGTTGACATGATCCGCAGTTACCTGTGCTGTAGATAAACAAAAATCTGATATATAAACCTTTGTCTCGCTGTCAAGATCAATATATCGCGCAATCCATTTCAACAATTTTGCTTCAAATTGTTCTGCTGCTTTCTTGGCATCAACTCTACCTGTCTCTTTCATGATCAAGATGAGTAAAATTAAAAAACGCATATCATCTTCAATTTTATTTGAAAGTTCAACGCGTTCTTGTTTTTGCTTTTTTGTGATTCCCATTTCACCAAAAAATCTATTGTATGGCATGGACCGTATCTTTTCGATTTCGTCAAATCCAAATATCTGTGCCATATCATCACCTTATACCTTCCCGGTTATAGGGCTTGTTTCCAACTGATCTATCTGCCTGTCAGTTGGTTCACTATCTTCCACTGCTGTGGTTCCACTTGATGCAGCAGCCCTTTGTACTGCTTCTATCATTTCCTTGCTGTCGTTCCATGTAGCCTCGGTGTCTTCAAAACCGTCAATAAATTTAAGCGCATGTCTACCATGTACACCAGTCTTAATAAGGGTTGATAAAGCATTTGCTTTAACAGACATGTCATAGTTCTTTCTTCTTGAGAAGTGGAAATTGATATCTCCAACATGTACTCTTTTGATTGGGTCATCATCTTTAAGCACATTTGATGGAGTTAATTGGAGTACTTTTATGATAAGCTTAAGCTCCTCTCTTTGAGCCTTGCTTATGATTTGTTCCTCACGCACAGCGTCAATCTCAGCTGCACTCCATCCACTAGACATATCCATTGCTGTTCCCGTGGAACCACCGCCTTCTGAATCTTGTTGTGTAGGCACTTTGCATTTTTGTAAAATTCTTCGCCAGCGTGTATCTATCGCTGTTAATGTTGCGTTTGTATCAAATGCATTAGATAGTGCCTTGATTTGCGGTGTCTTTCCATCTGGTGTTGTGCTAGTAAGTACCCATTGTCCCGACTTCACTTCTATAGGCTTCTTAGTTTTGGGGTCAACTGGGAAATCAACATCATTGCCCCACCATATCTCCTGAGTTTGCTGTGCTGTAAGGTTTGCAAAATCAGAGACTAGCGTGTTAAGTTCGATACAATCTGATATTTGCCTCTCAAAGCAGCCTGTTCTGTCAACAGATCTCTCGTATTCAACTATCGCTATTTTTTTGAGCGGATTTAATGATTTTTTAACAATTTTACCTTTTGAGACTTCAAAGCGCATCTTAGAAGTAAAGCACGTAAAATATTGTTCACCATTGTCTGTTCTGTATGTTACTCCCATTAGCTTCTTTTGTTTGGCATCATTGCTATATACGCAAAAAGCATATCTTGGGTCTAACGTATATATATCCACAAGAGCTTCGTCATCTTCTTCAAATTCAGTTTTGATGTCGACAAGTCGATATCCTACACCTACTTTTTCAACAAAATTGCCAAGCTCCTGATTCTTGTAACCTATGTCACAAGCATTTGTAAGCATTTCGTTAAGTGCAGATATTCCTTCATCGTCTAAGTCTGCTGGTGTTTTGTGAGCGTCTTTGTCAGATCGCTGTATCAGCATCGCTGGTGTTCCCCAGAAATACGCCATTTTGAAATCAGTGATGTAGTTTGCGGCATTATCAGTTACTTTAATATTGATCTCAGGGCGAACAATTTTGGGTCTGTCCAGTGGTTGATCGCCGGCTTCAAAATCTATAAGATATTGCATCTCTAACCGATTAAATTTATGCTTCTCATATGCTTTTGATAATTCTTTGATTATGTTGTCGGCGGTGATTTCTTTTGCGTCCGTATATATCTTCTGACGTCCCTTTAGCATCCACATCCTGTTCGCCCTCCTTTCTTAATAGAATCTTTTGCCACTGCTACTTTTGGCTTGTATCTTTTTTATAGGCTTAACTGACTGCACAATGCCGTCCCGTGTAAGAATGCAAGTCATTTGCTCACATTTCCTGCATTGCACTTCAAAAGCGTTTGTCGCTTTCTTGTCATAGTGGAAAATAATCCTTCCACAATTGGGGCATGTAATTATCTGGCTACTCATAGCGTTTCAGCCGATAGCAGCATGGAGTCCTGCAATTTGTATACTTCGTCCTGGAAAGACTCGTAATCGGAATTGCATTCCTTCCGGTTCTGCTTGTATAACTCATGGTTGTTTATCCAGTTGCTAAACTGTACCTCTTTAGGATTGTTTGAATTGATTTTTGCCTGAAACGCAAAAACCACTTGATCATTTACTGTGCTGTCTCCTGACAGCGATATACTCTTGCTTCTAATCGTTAACATGGCTGTCTCCTTTTTGGGTAATAAAAAAGCGCCATACATATGTAAGGCGCAATTAACTTTATTTCATACTTTTCTATTGTTGAGAGTATCATAGTAATAGCATGTATTCAAGATGATATCTTGTGTCATTTAGTGATATTAAATGATAGGTTTTAATGTCATAGGTGACCAAGAAATCCACCCTAAGATGTCAAGATTAACATTAGTATTTTTTACCCACCTACCCACTTTTTGCCTTGATTGATAGCTTGATTAACCTCTTGATTAACCTCTTGATTAATCTCTTGATTACGGAGGCTCTGAAAACCGCATAAATATTAAGCTTTTGATATGTATAGGTGACCGAGAAATCCAGTATAGGTGACCGAGAAATCCAGTATAGGTGACCGAGAAATCCAGTATAGGTGACCGAGAAATCCAGTATAGGTGATTTTTCTGTTGACACAAAGTCACTTATATGCTATGATATTCGTACAAGGAAATGGAGGCAAGGGAAATGAACAAAACTTCAAATAGTAAAGCAGAAGAATCTAGCAATAGATTGGAAAATCTTCCAGATATTGATTACTTGGTGGTACAAAAGAGTAGACCGCTATTGGCACTATGGCAGTCAAGCTTAACACTTGCTGAATTTAAGATCCTAGATGTGTATTTAGGGAGAATCAACAGCAGAGATTCTGAACATAGAACAGTTGTGTTTAGCAAGGGTGAACTTGAGCAAATCTTAGGGCTTGAGCAAATAAAGCCACTTGAATTAGATGAGCGACTAGCACATTTAATGACATCAGTAAGAATACCCGACTTGCAAAATCCGAACGAGTTTACAAGAATAACATTATTTGAAAAAGCACATGCTCGAAAAGATGAAGACAAAATGTGGCAAGTAGAATTAACTTGCACTGAATCCGCGAAAGAATACATATTTAACATTGAGAGTATGCGCTATCTCAGATACAAGTTAAAATGTATCACAAGCATGAAGAGCAGATATACCTATATTCTTTTTCTGTACTTGTGGGAAAATAAATACAGAAAATCCTGGAAAGTCGCACTTAATGAGCTTAAAGAATTGCTTGGTTGTGATCAGGATGCTTTTTATGAGCAATTTAAATACTTTAATCAACGAATACTTAAAAAAGCGCAAGAGGAAATTAAGAATGTCACAGATTTCAAGTATACATATGAGCCGATCAAGAAAGCTAGAACTGTTATTGGCATTCAATTCGTAATTGAGTCGCTTCCTAAGATCGAAGAAGATGAGAATAAACTTTTGAGCGAAGACAATAAGGAGCAACCTTTAAAAACTGTACTTGATGATATTTGCTCAAGTAAGGAGCGATTTGACGAAATAATGGCATTGCTTGCTATGGTTCCGAAGTCAAAATTGCCAGCGGATCATTCAATAGAAGAGGCGCAGCGTCTTTACTTGGTTCAGAAAGTTGTGGAAATCAAAAGAAGGGAATCAGAAAAGGAGATACGAAACAAATTTCTATATCTAAAAAAAATGATAGAAAAAGATGTCTATAGCATTTCAAAAGGACAACAGAATAACGCAGTTGCTAAAGGCACTCAAGTATTCCAAAACTTTACAGAACGCCAGGATAACAACTATACAGACAAAATTATGGACAAGTTAAAAAGTGATTTAAAGGAATTTCAGGAAAATCAAAGTTGCTGAAACATCAATAGCAGGGGGAATTTGCTTCCCCTGCTATTTTTTATTGGTTCAGATATTCACTCCCAAACTTTTTCTCAAATTCGTTTAATGCTTCTTTGTGAAGTTTAAAAACATGTCGTTGTGTAAAATGCAACTCATCTACTATTTCGCACCATTGTTGCTGTGCAACGTAACGTTTGAACAGTATATTATAATACTTGAACTCAAGCTGTTCCATTTGAACAATGATTTTAGATTTTAAGTCCACAAAAGAATCAATCATTGAATCAATTTCACGTTCCATATCTACCAACTTACAAATCGTAGATGCAGTCTTGTCTGTGGCATGTCCAGTTTGCACATTGACATCTTTTACACAACTTGGAACTGAACAAAGCATATTTTTTAACTGTGTTTTTTCATAGATCTTGTTCGATATTTTAAGATCAAGTACGCTAATTTGCGAAAGATAGTGTTTTGTATCCATACATGTCTCCAATCTTAATAAATGCTGTTAATGATTCTTGTTGGTCTTGGTTTTCTGCGCTGTATGCGTAATGCGAAGTTTGCAAATGTATCTGGTACATCATCAAGCTGCTTTTTTCCGGTTGCCGAGTATTGGGCCAAAAGTGACATCATTACACCATATGGCTCTTTTGGTGTATAAAGCTTTTTGTCTTTAAAGACAACGTGCTGCAATATCCAGTTTGAACATTGATATATTCTTGCCTCTTTGTTTGTTTCAGTCATTCGAGATGATATGTTACAAATCCAACCTTTTTCAAGAACACGTTTATCAACTTCAAGAGAGACACGGTCTCCGCCACTATTACCCTCAAACTCGCAATCTTCAACCTTGTTGTCAGCAAGGAGATTTGCGGAATTTTCATACTGGGCTTCATAATCGGAAGAACTGCTGCACACGCAGTCTACGCAGTAATACAAATCTTTTCCTTCGTACTTTATAAGTACTGGAAGAACGAAGAAATCAGTGCCTGTTGATTTTGTATCGGCTTGAGCAGTGATACGTTCAATTTTTGAGGTCGGAAGTTCCTTGTATCGCATGATTTTTTCTTCTGGAAACAGCAGTCCTTCTCTTTCGACTGGCTGTTGCTTGTAAAGGCAGTTGTATGACACGTCATCCATCAACAGCGCTTGCTTTGCAAAGAACTCCTTTGTAAAGCCACCTATTGCATAGTCAAAGTTACTGTCGCCCGTCTCTGGATCAGTAGCAGGAATGGAAATGACTCTTACACGGTTATTTCCTTCATATATATCTATCAGTCTTCCAATAACATCTTGAGTTGACCAACGTGTTGCTTGCATGATCTCTTTGCAAGGATTATTATTGCTATCAACTGTTTTTCGCTGCAATGCATCTACAGTATAAGCTCCCCACATTTTGTCAAGATAGTTCTTGTTCAAAGCTTCTTCTAGGCTACCTATCATATCATCGGTAAGTAAAAATTTGCTTGCACGAACTTTTCCGGCACTCTTTGCGCCTACAGATGTTGTTTGCAAAGATGGAAATGGCTTATATTTTCCGACATTGAACTGTTGCATCAATGCATTTGTTGATGTAATTTTTAGATCTGGGAAGATATCATGCCAAGCGTACTCAAGTGAATCATCAACCATTTGATAGACACCATCGTAATACATTCTTGTGATATCGCCTGAGTGCGAATAGAACAGGCTGTAATCGTCTGGGAACCAACCAATTACGGCTGAATGGAAGAACTTGAGTAGGGTTGTGTTGTGCGTAGCGATATAGTCATCGGTGATGTATAAATGTGACGGATCGTCAATGTATATACATTGGCACTCATCATCTTCGATGTACTCAATTGATTTTATAAAACGGCGGATTCGTTCCCTTTTTGGTTTATATTTGCTTTGTTTTTTGGTAGTAGCAAAAATTTGGCTATTAGAGGAATCAAATTCCATTTGTACGTTATAAGAATCATGGCAGATGACATAGTTCCCGTTTTTATCTTTGTATCCGCTTTTTTTAACCTGCTTGCTTGCATATCCACCAAGTGAATGAACAAGTTCTATTATGTCATTAGCCAATTGTTCTGATATAGTGCAGTAAGATGCGTTTCCTCCATCAGTTGTACCGTCAGCATCCATAAGTCCTTTTAGAAGCCAAAGGCGTTGCTCTTTACTTCCATATAAATAATTTTTAGGAATAAATTTTTGTGCGGCTGTATGTCCAAATAATCCATACTCTTTTACTGCTTTTGTGACTAAACTATTAGGGCGACGTTCTTTTTCGTGACCGTTTATTATATAAGTGCATCTATCTTTGTGCTTTACTTTATATCCTGGTGGCAAAAAAGAATTTACAAGGTCAATTACTTCTGGGTCCCCGGTAGAAAATGTTGGTGTTCCGCCTAAATACCCGTCTCCAATAAGAATACCCATAACATATGGATGCAACTTTAATTCTGCTGTTGGAAAATCAATAGGCTTTATATAGTCGATAGAATAATTTTTCCTCTTTCCATTTTCTACATAAAGATTCTTTATCATATCCTCGGTTGTTATTGTTCGATATGTTTCGTGCGGATGCTTTTTGCTTATACTTCGATCATCTCTACTTTGAACAGTCCATAAATGGTTGTCGGATGCTCTACATTTAGATCCATCATCAAGAGTAATTTCATAGATTTTGCGTTTCCCTTGAGGAAAAATTCCGACTACGGTTGATTCATTGCCATTCGCAGCAAATACTTTGTCGCCAACCTTTAAATCGCCCATCCGAACAAAGCCGTTCGGAGTAAGCACTTTTGAATATAATGGCTGTGCCTTGCCTGTTCCGGGCGGCATGGATATACACAGAATGTCGTACTTATCATCAAGCATACCTTGATAAGATTCTATAAGTTGGAACTTCTCAAACTGTTTAATTTTGGGCTTGTAGAACATCTTTCGAGGTTCGCGCTTGTGCTCCAAAAACAGTAAGTAGTCGTTGAATATTCTTGCTCGTGCACCATTCAGATAAGTCTGCCAATACAGTTTGTCCCACTCGTCACCCTCTACTTTTCTGTTACGATTGCAGTACCACCTGACATAGCTATTTACATGGTCGCCATACCCTCTATACGCATCAAGATTCTTAAAATCGCGATTTGGTATAAACTCGTTGGCATCAAGCAGAATCAGTCTTGCTCCGCCGCATAAGGTGTTGAGCTGACTGTATGTAGGCTGCATGATGATCTGACGCTGTATGTTCTCCACACGTTCTTTATGCTGTCTTAGCTCTAACAAAAAGAGACTCCTCCTTTTCTAACACTTAAAGAAGAGCCTCCATTTTGGCTGTTACATAATCACCATTTTGATTATGCCGTTTTAATTATTTTCTTACTATGTCTTCTCGGTTTACCCAACCGTAGACGTTATCGCCTATGATGTGATACTGATGCTTGCCACTCTCACAAATACTCGTTACAGTTGCAACCTCTGGAACTGCAGTGATTGGCCTGTCGGACCATGCCGACATATACTGTTTATTGCCTGTGAATTGGACTTTATCGCTTAAGTTTATAACTTGTGCGTTGGTATTTGGAGAATAGCTGTAATAGCCACTTCCTGCCTTTGTAAAGGCATATCCGCATGAAGCGCCGGGCCATACAATCTTATACCAACCAGAAGCGGTGATTTCAAGCACTTCTACAGCTACAGAAATCTTAATTGTATCAAGCTTTTTTGCAGATGTATCTGCCCCTGTGCGGATGTTCATAGGTGTGAGCGCAACTGCTGTTCCAATACCCTTGCCACAAAAGCTCGTATTGCCTTCTATGCTGTTCTGAGGTGGTTGGCTATCAGATTGTCCAGCCTTTGCACCATTATCAAGGACAACTACTGTGTGACCTTGTGTGCAAGTACAAAGAATATCTCCTCGCAATAGGTAATCTGAGGAATTGGTATACTTTGCATCTGTCAAGATATCAAACAGTTTTGTTTTGTTCAAAATTTTAACTTCTATTAGAGTTGAAAACCACTCAATCTCCCTCTGTGCTGCAAACGCAACGCATGTACGAACAAGGCTGCTGCAATCCGTATTTGCAGTAACATTTACCTTTGAGCAATCCCATCCATACTGCTTTGATTTGTCGTATAATTCCCATGATCCGTCCTGATTGTAACCAATCAAATTGTTGGCACACGCTGCTTCCATGCAGATTGCGATACGCTCACGGATATTTGCATCCTTCGCACGGATTATAACCCAGCCCTTATCGTGCAGATACCATGGCTCAATCGCCACTTCCTGTCCTGTCTGGTCGCCAGGCTGTCCGCCCTTCAATTTTCCATTCTCATCAATTCTTGCCGATCCTACTTTAACCATTATTAGTCCTCCTCATAGATGATTTTTAAACCATATGCCGAAGCAGCATTATGATCGAGCCAACAACCAACCGCATTTTTCCATCCTTTACAAAAGTAAATTGCGTTAGAACGGGTTATACGAATAAAAAACTCAGCAACAAAATATTCAGGAACGGTGACTACGCTGCTTTGCTCAAGAGAAGCCTTGGAGTTGTACCATTCTTCTAAAAAAGGAACATCTATAGGTTCATACCCCATTTCTTTTAAAGCTTGAACGGCTTTTTCTCTTATGGCTTTAATTTCTTCAATGGTTTTCCCACAAATTGGCTGTGAAATCATAGCTATCTTAGCTCTGCTGTTAAGGCTCTCACTGTTCAAATGCCAAACAATCCAATCATCGGATGCAATGTTTGAAAAAGTATAATCTGGATTAGCTGTTTTTCTAATGTCAAACTCCTCACCATCTTTTGTGTGGATGATGATGGTTTGCTTTTCTTTGGACCAGTACCAATAGCCTGCCCATGACGGAAGCTTTATCAGTGCACCCTGTTTCATCAATCCAAATGCTTCTGAAAATTTCATGCGTACTCCTCCTTTAAACTATTAAGGCTATAATTGTTGTTGCCAAGAATACAATAGTTGTAAGCATAAATATTTTTTGGTTGCGTTTTAGGTTATAAAGAGTGTTGAATGCATCGGCAACGATCATTTGCTCACTGGAATACCGGGCTGTATAATTGCTGCCGAGTAGTTCTTTTAAAAAATCATCTTGTATGCGACTCAGGCGTTCAAAACGCTTTCGATAATTTCTAAGTTCCCATCTAAGATCTATTTCTGTATAAGTACTCCATTTATCGCTTTGAATGGCTTCGCAAAACTTTTTGTATCCTTTGTATTCTTCACTACTTCGAATTACATGAGAAGAACAATTCAGAAATTCTTTTGCTTCTTCTAGGCGCAGATACTCCTCTCCTGTCCATATCATTACATTTAGACCATTTTTTGAAGCTTTTAAGGCGTCTTCGTATGTCATAAAAGATTTTTCTCCTTTCCTAAGTGTTTGGCGACAGTTTTCTAAGTTTTCCGCACTTTAGCACGGCAAAATTCATTTCCAAACTCTTGTTATGGTCCTTTAAAATCAAATGTATTACATATGTTTATTATGTAAACGTAAAGTTTACTCGTGATGAGTTGCCTTAAATCCCCATTCTGGCAAGAAATTGATCTCGTGATACTCCCACGCGCGTTCTTGCGAACGGGCGGGGCTTCTTGAGACATGGTAGAACGCCTCAAAGGACCATCACAAGCCCTCTACACCCTGTTACGGGTTTACCTTTAAGCCGTCTTTTGGGCGGCTTTTTGTTTTGATTCCTCGATATACCTGGTCTTATCCCTGGCACTGCTTACTTTAAACAGTTCAAAATAGACAAGCTTCTGTTCCTGTCTGCGATGATGCAGCCATCGGTTCATACCACGTTTTCTTTGTGGTCTGGCGTGTTTTTTCTTGTGCTTCGCATGGCAGAGTACTTCTCTGGTAACTCGAATAACTGTTTTGTTCGTGTAGGAGAAGTCACTGACAGTATCAAATGCATTCGGATACACCTTGCGAATGATATTTCCTGCACCGTTGACATCCGCATTCAGAATCGTACCTTCCTTTGATTCGTACTGTCCACGGGAGATTCGTTTCCCTGAAAAATGATATTCCAGACGATCCCCTTCTTTGTAGACAGGAATCGGATCTTTGTCGATCAGACTTGCCTTGGACGTATATGATTCCTCTGTTTCAATGACCGGGATACCCGCCTTTGCTGCAACACAGGTCAGTATCCAGAAAAATCTTGTGTATGGAATACTGACAAAGTGCTGATTGTTACCGGAGCCAAGGTTGATTTCCTGCTTTTGGTCTTTGTTGTGTCCGCAGACGATGACCTCTACTTTGTTTTTCAGGCAGAAATCCACGATATAGTGAGCTGCCTTATAGAAAAAGTCATCGATCCGGCAGGCTCTTTTCTTTGAAATACGGTTCAGTCTGGCAGAGTTTTTCACGGATTTCGTGGAATCCATCCCTTTTGTCAGTTCTGACATCAAAGCTGCACGTCTGCGGTTAAAGTTCTGATTGATGGATTTTAACCAGTGTCCGTCAATGATGAACGGAGTTGCCGAGAAGTTTGTCAGCGCGGTCAGAAAGTTGTCAAGCCCTGGATCAAGTCCGAGAATCCTTGTGGGATTTGTCGGTGCTTCCGGCATTTTGACGGCATCCTGAAATGTCACATATACAATATATCCGCCATAGCAGGGCTTGACTTCCGTTCTGACATAAGAACCTTCCGGCTTTCCAACACAAAGCGGCACCAGGCAGCGTGGAAATGTGATGTGCATTTTTCCTTTGATATCAGACCGCTTTGCAACCTGATTGGTAAAGGTAATGGTCGTGTAAGGTGTCCTGATATATCCCGGCTGCTTTGGCTGTGCCTTAAATTTTCCGGGATTTTGACGATACGATGCCAACAGTTCAAAGTGTGATTTCCAGTCTTTGAGGACTTTTCGAAGCACCTGCTGGTTTGCCTGTGACGGCATCGCATAGTAGTCAGGATTCTTTGTATTCTTCATCACCGTATCCAATGTCTCATATGTGAGCATCCAGTGATCGGACGTTGGCATGATCGGATGATTTTTCTGTTTGTTTTCTATTCGCTTCTGGATCTTTGTGCGGGCCGGGTCGCTTGCAGGCAGACTCTGCAGCTGCTTCGTGAGTCGGTCAACATCTTTCTGAAGCTTTTCATTTGCCATCTCAATGCCGATACGTACAGTCTCTATGACCTCATTTTCATTGGAAGTGCGGTCAACCGGATCTTTTTTCAATCCGGTACGCAGGTTACGAACGATAAAGTTTGCTGAATTTCGCAGGTTTTTTGCAAGGTGAGTCTGGCACTCGAAATAAGATGCCAGCTTTGGTATCCTGTTCTGATCCACAAAAATTGATATGGTATGCATAAAAGGCCCTCCTTTTCAAAAACGCGAGAATATAGTTGACTACACTTATATTATACGATAAAATATAGGTAAAATCAAGCAATATGTGATTTTTTGAATTGTTTTATTTTGAAACGAGAGAGGTACTATTATGAGAGCAAATAAGAATGGTGTCAACAAAGACCAAAAGGACAAAGTAAAGAAAGACGGGTACAACAGGGGACAGCATTGTGTTTACTGTCTTACCTATCATATGATTTTCGTCACACATTACCGAAAGCCTGTGATTAACGACGAAATGAGTGCTGCCATGAAAGAATTTTCGAATCATATGGCAGAGCAGTTCCGTGGAAAAATTTTATCCGCAGAGACAGACAGAGATCATATCCACCTGCTGGTATCACTGCCACCGAATACCAACATATCCGTCTTTGTAAGAAGCATCAAGACTCAGTTATCCAGAGAGATGCGCAAGCGTTTTCCGGAACAGATTAAACAGTATATCTATGGGGACGATACCTCATTCTGGAGCCGCAGCTACTTTATCGCAACTACCGGAAGTGTTTCTCTTGAAACAGTAAAGCAATACATCGAATCACAGCGTTCTGAAGAACATCAGGCCAAGAAAAACCAACAATTCCAGAAGAAAACCCTGTTGGAATGATGGTTGCGTTGTTTGTAATCGGCGCATTCATCCCTCGGACGTTCTTGCGAACGGCCGGGGTTTTCTGCGCTGAATCATTATAATCTTTCTGATATTTGCCTTCGGCAGTCTCAATAATGACTTCGAGTTCATTAGAAGTATTGTTCTTTAATGCAAATGTTCCAGTCAGCTCCAGAAGAACTGTGTCGGTTCTTGCGTTCAGAACAGTAAGCTTCCTAGTCACGTTGAAGTTGTCTGCCTGCTTAGAGATATTAGAACTTACCTGATCAGCTTCTGTACAGCCAATGGCTGCGCCAGAAAGCATCACTGCGGCTGCAAGGGTAACAATTAGTCTTTTTAATTTCATCGTCCATGTCCTCCATTGGTTGATTCGTTAAATCTTTTTACGCCATTTGAAAAAATATCGGGATCTTTTTCAAAACAAATGTAATGGCGACCAGTATTCACAGCTGCGATAGCAGTTGTCATACTTCCAGCGCACATATCAAGTACTGTGTCGTTTGGGTTGCTATAAGATTTAATCAAGTATTCAATAAGCGCAACTGGCTTCTGTGTAGGATGTACAGCTGATTTCTGGACATCTTTTGGAAACCTTAATACAGATCTTGGATACCTCTCTGTGCTATCGTAAGTTGTTAAACTGTATTTTTGATAATTTGTCGTTTCCTTACAATTCAATTTATGGTTTGCTTTGCTTACCTTTCTGGGATTACCAGTAGACTTTTGTGGATTGTATGTAGGAGTTTTTTTATAAAAAACACAAATATCCTCGTGTGATCTGAGTGGCATTCGGTTTGCATTTAAAAAACCAGTCGGCTGATTCTTTTCCCACACTAGATTGTATCTCCAATTTTTTCTATTACTTTGCATCAAATCAGCAGTAAACATTCCACTCGCAAACAATATAATAGCGCCTGCGTCTTTGACAATTCTGTCGATTCTTTCCCAAAGCTCAGCCAATGGAATAGCAGCATCCCATTTATTTTGAGTTATTCCGTATGGCAAATCTGCGCAAATCATATCAATAGATTTATCCGGAATATCTTTCATGCCAATAAGACAATCAATATTTTTCATATAGTCAACAGTCATCGGTACACAACCTTCTTGCTTACTTCGGCAACGCTGATTCCAGCTGCAGTTCGCCGTACCTCAACGTCTTTACCTTTTTTGAGTGCCGCCGCTATAAGGGCAGCTTGCTCCACAACTTTTGTTTGTAAATCGTCTTGCTGCATTTCGCTCTCCTTTCTATATACCTGGTCCCCGGAAGATAACTACCATTGACGGAAATGGTGCCGAAAATTGACTGTTTCCAAATTTAAGCCTTCCTTTGATGAATCGTATTTCCGACCGATTAAGGATAAAATTATGAAAATACCTTGTATCAGTTCTAGCAGGAATTAACATAACAACAATTGTATTGGCCTTTGTTCCCTCTATGTATGCTTTTTCAACCCAAAGTGCAATATCTTTGCCATATGGTGGATTGCAGAATACGCAATGTCCCTCCCAATCTTTAGATAAGCCGTTCTGTTCCTTTGTAAAAAAATGTTGGCACTTATGATTTAATTCATCGGCGCAAGGATCAAGATCAAAATTAAATTCATTATTCAGTTCATCAAAGAAGTCTTGCGGAGTGGACCATTGATCGGTTTTACTACTGTACATGACGCTGTTCATCGTGGTATACCCCCTATCTACAATTCAATCGAACACATTCCGATACACTGTGGTGTGTCAAAAAACTTTTCTCGCATTCGCCTGGTGCAGACATATCTGCCTTCCTTCCAGTTAATGCGCTCGTCTTTTCCTTCATCACACGTTATGGTTAAATCTCCGATACCAAATGGATTTCCATATGCTTTCCAGTCTTCGACAACGTAGTGGAACATATCTTCGACAGAATCAAAGATTCTCATTTCTGCCATTCCATCACACAATGCCCCTCTGTATGGTCTATATTTCACCATGAATCAGCCCTCCTTAAAAGCATAGTCTTTGATCTTATTGTCAACGAATTGAATCTGGGCTGGGCGCACCTCATCCACGCTGCCATCCTCGTATTCCACGATGCCAAATACTATGCTAATTTGTCCCTCTGGACAACCGCCAGCATACACATCTGCTGCAACAGGCTTTGCGAAATTATTCCACATATGGAATAATGCTTTCTTTTCTTTGCCATTTTGTTTTACAATACATGGACGAACCCCAAAGTTGATTTCTATATTCTGCATTTGCACCTCCTAGTGTACATGTATACTTGTATCAACGTACATATATAGCTAGCATAATGTACGTGTATATAGCTAGCAAATGTGCATTGGCAAGTTAGAACAAGTGTTTATAGAACAGCATTTCTCGAATGCTGCCAGACATGTAGTGCGATAAACTTTTTACAATCACTCCATGTTTGCTGCCGTAATCAGTTTTTAGATACTCTTCAATCAAAACCTTATTGCTTTGAAGGTCATCATAGTCATCTTTTAAAGATTCTGGTGACTTGATATAGCTTCTTGCAACTCGTTTAAGGCTCTCGTCTGATAGATTCTTAGCGTCAAAGCCTGTAGATGCTTTGTATTGGTGGTTAAACTCAAAAATAATAGCAGTCAGGCTGTTATATTCCTTGTCAACCCAGTCATTTTCCTGTTGCTCTGTAGTAAAGATGTTTTTAGGATTGTTCGAATACAGTCTATGAAGCTCATCTTTAAGAACTAGCTCCTTAGATTTGATAAAGTCATCCGGATCAACAGTAGGTTCTTTCTTTTGGGGCTTGCCACCTGAGTTTTGAGCACTTTTAGTGCGCGAAACCATGTATTTATCTCTATTGTCAACTTTAGTTGATAATAGAGCATGTTCTTTATCTGTATCACTTAAACTACTGTTATACTTAATATCTATTGTATTACTTATCTGTGGACTTTTTTCAACCCCACCCTGTTGATTTTTCTCCATACCCCCACATGGATTTTTTTCCATGTTAGAAGAAATAGATTTTTCATTGACAAAAGAATCAAAAAATTTCTGGGTGAGTATAATGATTCGCTTGTCGATTTCTTTAGTGTTTTCTTTGTATTCAAAGATTCTTTCAATCAATCCCAGTTGTTCAAATTTTAAAAGCATCTTTTGGATACTATTTTCTTTTAAGCCAATGAAGTTGGCAAAATGCTTGTTAGAAGCAAAACAGCCTTTGTCTTTTTGAGTAAGGCTGTATATCTCAATTAACAAGAATTTCTCTCTAGGACTTAAATCCGGTGATAAATAAAGACGTTCTGGAATCCAGATTCCTTTAAAATCTCTGCCCTCCGATATTACTATTTCTTTTTTTGCCTTCTCTGACATCTGTTTTACCTCCTGTGCGATAATGTATTCCTGTGATTACAAATCAGTTGCCAGGCAGTCACAGGTTCTGCTTTTCGGGAGCTACCCTAGGCAACTGGAGCGCCGCGAGAAGGATTCGAACCCTCAGTCCTGTTACAGATCACCGATTTTCAAGATCGGCCCAGTACCATTGTGGCGTCGCGGCAAAAGTGGGTAGAGTAGGACTCGAACCTACATATCCGAAGATGACAGATTTACAGTCTGCTGCAATACCAATTCTGCGCATCTACCCCAAGACCGCCTATACGGTTGCGGCTGACTTGTCCGCAGGTTGATTCTCACGGGGAGTTGCAGTTGCTACTTTGTGGGAAAAGAGAAAGGGATTTCACAAGAGAAAGAAAAAACCACATTGTTTACAAACTGCATATGGACCCTCTGGGACTCGAACCCAGACCCGGCTGCTTATGAGGCAGCTGCCCTAACCTATTGAGCTAAAGGTCCGTATGTGCCATATGGGACTCGAACCCACGACGCCTTGATTAAAAGTCAAGTGCTCTTCCAGCTGAGCTAATGGCACAACAGGGCTAGTTGGACTCGAACCAACAGTGCAGGAATCAAAATCCTGTGCCTTACCATTTGGCGATAACCCCAGCGTGATCTTATCCTCACATGCCACTGGCTGTCAAGACAAGATTCATGATAAAGAACGCAGAAAGTACTACAGCACTGGCAAATCTTTCTCTGGATCTTTTCTCATTCAGCCATCCTATAATGCTAGTCAGCATAAAGATGTTAAAAAGAGATGCCAGAATGCGGAGAATAAGAACAAACATTAAATATCCCCTTCCTTTCTGTGGAGTGAATTTTCGGCTTTGAAGCCGTCAGGATAGCGTTCCCAAAGTTTCTTGTTGTTTTTAATCGCAATATCTTCAAGAGAGGTATCAAGTGCCTCAGCAGTAAGTGCCAGATAATACAGCACATCGCCACACTCCTTGATAAGATGCTCTCTATCAAATGGATGCCCCTGAAAAATCTGCTTTTTAAGAAGATCAACAAGCTCACCTGCTTCACCTGCAGTACCGAGGATACCATTCATAAGCATGTTTTCCTTTGTCGCTTTTGTTACGTCTGATGCGGTTCTCATTACACCGCGCTGATACTCGTCAAATGTCATTTCGTTTCCTTTCCAGTGATAAGATCACTATACGGCAATGTTTCAATCCAGTCGCAAAAATCTCGCCATTCGTCCAGTTTATGGTTACGGCGTGCTTTATAGATGTTTGCAAGGACTTCGTAGTTAAGCGTTACATTTCTAGTCTGGTTATAAGAATCAGGCAGCAGTTGAATTAGTTGCCACCAATACTTCTTTTCCTTGGTAGCAAGATATTTTTGCCTGTAAAAATTAAGTATACGGATTGTCTGATTCAACAGGTCGATTGGCGAATGCTCTGCCCCGTGAAATATTGGAAAATCAGATTCAGCACTTTCAAAGTCAATAAGATGCTCTGCTGAGAAATCATCTAATGTAAATTCTTTGGCATCAATTCGATGCATGGTGCTGCAGCTATTCTTTGAAGTACCTACAGAGTACGTGTCTGCTTCTTTCCACCAATAAAGTGGTGCTGTAATTCTGATGCATACCGGAAGCATACGCATAAATTTGCGATGATCGGAGCCATATGAAGATAGACGTTGCATAAGTGCCATATCTTCTTTGCCAACTATAAATTGTGGAGACCATGTACATTTATCTGGTTGGATACTATCGCAGGTATCACAATCACGTTCTTCACCGAGGTGAAGACAGCCCCAATGACTATCACTTTTAAACCATGAATTGAAGGAATTTCGAAGACCTTCAATAGCAAATTCTATTTGTTCTGGGCTTGGTAATACAGCATGTTCTAATTTAATCATAAAAACTCCTCTGCGTTGAATGCTTCTTTTTCACATTCGATAAAATATCCCAAAATTTTATCGAAAAATACATATTCGAAATATTCCGGAAGTTGACGAGCGTCAAGGTTTTCCAGTAAACAAAGCTCAAAAGCATAGTTAAAGCGGTGCAGAGTACCATCATATAATTTTTTATTAAAAGTAACAGTTATGTGGTTAAAACGCGGTGGCAAAGCTTTAGCATCAATTCCAAAAGACTTGCTAAGCTTGATTAGCACAGAAATGCATTTGTCTATATTACTCATAGATGTTCCTTTCTTATCGAGTTGCTGACAAAATAATCTTGTTATTACACTGCGGACAGATGATGTAAGTTGTATTTTTACTGCTTAGCCAAAATGCAGATGATGTTTCTGTAATTGAGTGCGACGATTTCTCAAGAATGTCAGAAATATCGTAGCTCAAAAGTGCACCGCAACTTGGACATTCAGCTTCCTTTCTTGTGCCAGGTCTCAGAATTTTTATCATTTCGCACAATCTCCTAACGCTTCGCAGTAAAATCTTTAAGTGTTCCAAGAAGTGCCTCTTTTGATCCAAATTCTGGAAGCTCCAAGATTAAAGCGGCTCTACAAAAGCTGATTGTAGCATCAAGCCCCAAAACAAGCTCTAATTGCTCTAGCTGTTCTTTACCTATAGTATTTGCCATTGAATGAGCTGAAATTGATTGTGGGGCATTCTGTGGCTTTACAGCGGTATTTTGAGAACTTGACTTAGCAGCCATTATATTATTCTGCTGCTTAGCCTTAACCATAAAGTCCAAAATGTACTGACAAAGCTCTTGACGCTCTTTACATGCTTTTATTTTATTTGCATCTGGATTAGGCACAGCTGAGAAATCGTTGATCTGCTTTTGATATCCAGAAATAACACCTTGTAACCATGTTGTTGCATTCTCAAATTTTGTTGCCATTACTCCTCCTATTCATCCAAAGGGGATATTGCTTTAACAAACTCGCGAGGAAAGAAAGCTTTTGAGCTAGAAGTGCAAGATACGTAAAACAATTCTTCGTTGGTTAGATAGCCATAGTATCCGTCTTGTGGATTACAATAAGCTTCTATTGTTTCGCTTGTGCCGTCAATAAATTTAACTAAAACTAACTTTGTGTCATTCATTGCTTATTCCTCTGGCATGTAGTAGATATCTGGTGAGAAGCTAGAAGCGGAAATATTTAATTCCTCAAATACCTCGGCTGCTCTGGCTGGAGTCTTATACTCTGCAAGTACCATGTCTTGGTTTGCAGTCCTTGCAAAGATAGTTTCATCACGTCTTAGTAAAGCAACGTTATAAAACTCAACAGATTTGGTTTTACACTGTGAAATGATTCTCATTAGATAACCTCCTGTTCTTGTGTTCTATCTGGCATGTAACCATTTGGGTAACGTTTATTCGTTCACGATTGATTCCGTGTCCTTCACGGCACAACTGGCAAACCAGTATGTCACCGCAATGCTGACATTCATCGGTTATTTCCTTGGTTGATATTTTCATTAGTCTGGAACCTGCATCAGAAGTCTAAAGGTGTTTTTGCCTTTCACTGTCACGAGGGTTCGAGTCCCGGTAAAGTGGTTATATGGATTTTTAAAATCTTTCATCTGGAACAATCCTTGCTTACGGTATGTCTCGTAAGGTTTTAAAATGCCCTTGGAATCTTTGTAAATATAACCCTTAGCAATTAACCATCCAGTAAATTCTGTTTGACTATACCCTAATTCTTTAGCTGTATCTCGGAAGTTTGTAAGAAGATTGCTGTTTACCAGAGAATCAAAATACTCAGCCTTTGGTGCTTGCTCCTGAACAGTTTCGATGAGCTTCTGCTTTTCTTCTTGTTCTTCAATCCAGCGCTTTGCTCTTTCAATTGGGTCTTCGATCATGTAGGAATCGGGTTTGCACTCGTTAATACTGTAAGAACCAGTTTTGCGGATTGAAGGAAGAACATCTTTAGTTACCCATCGTCTAAAGTCACGTGCTTTGTCTTTACGGCTTTCCAAAATTACATCATATAAGCCATCTTCATTGACAAATAACATATCTTGTTTTCTTCCAATCGAGTCGGAGATGGGGTATTTTGAAACTACCTCATCTGAAAGCCTTTGATTGACAACCTTTGCTGTAAGCTCTAACGCCTTGCATAAGTCAGTCAGGCAAAACCATGCTTCACCATTAACTATTTGTGTTCTGATATCTCCAAATTCTGGATTATTAAAGATTGCTATATTATTCATATAAACACCTACCTTCCTGGTATGCCTTGGCATTATGGCAAAGAAACTGTCAAGGCTCACAGCTTTCGGGTCGCGATTCCCTATCTTTGCCATATGTGTAGTTACGAGTTAAAAGGGGCTTTTTATTTTGGAAAAATATTTTGGGGACTAAGTAGACCCATGCCGGGGGCACGCTCTCAGACCCCTACACCCCTTTTCGTGTGATCATCTGGCAGCTGCGCAGCTGGTCGCGGCTCCTGATCCTATGGCGGCAAAACCTAAATTGTGCGTATTTGTATATACAAAAGCAACAGTGTTTTGCCGCCCTAGTCTGAGTATACGCACCATTAGCCGTTAAAAGTTCGTAAAACAAACATTATACGTACTCTATACCGCCCTAGAGATTAACACAGATCAAGAAGCCTTGACTGATCTTAATTTGAATCGTCAGACAACTTAAAATCGG